ACCGGCTGGTCCAGTGATCTGCCCGCCGTTGAGAACGGTCCACGCCGTGCCGTCGAAGCGCAGCGGCGGGTCGCCGCGATCGTTGACGGCGATCAGGAAGTCACCACCGGCATTCGCCATCTGGGTGGCGGCGTAGTTGCCGGACGATTGCCCGCCCTTGACCAGCACCGGCACGCTTGTGGTTACGTCGTACAGCTTGGTGTCGTTAGCAGCGAACATCCTCTCGGTAGTGGCGCTCTTGTACTCAAAACCTGAAACGACCGGCAGTTGCTCAGGCAGGGCGCACCAGCGTGTACAGCCGCCGCGCAGCTTGACGCCGCGCATGGTCGGCACCCAGTTGTCGCAGATGATGGCGGCACCCGGCTGCATGAAGGTGTAGTTCTCGCTCTGCACGATGCCGCGTGTCGGCGCCGGGATGATGTACGGCGTCGAGCGTTGTGCCATCTGCGGCGGCACCGGCACCCTGCGAAATGCTTGGTGAAGGCTCATGGCGTCGGCGCCGGGAATGGATAGGCAGTGGCGGCGTTGGCGGAGATCGGTGTGCGGCCAATGTAGATCGGCGCTGGCTGGTCAGTCCCCATCGCCATCGTGAGGGCGTCGCCGTACGTCCCCATGTCCTCGGTGTAAGGCGTGCCCTTGTACGCTTTCCACTGCCAGATCATGCCCAGCTTCAGCAGCCGGTCGCCCAGCACGAAGCTGTCGCCGTCGGCCATGAAGGCGTCACCGGCGCCTCCGGCGGCGAGTGTGATGCAGTTCTTGTGCAGGTAGGCAAACGTCGCAGTCTGGCCGACCTTCAGCACAGGCTGGATGTGCATCTTCCCGCCCATGATCGTCCACTCGCCGCGAGTGTCGTAGTTGCCCTGCGCCCGGCGCTGTATCCACTCATCGGTGTCAACGATGAAGCGCATCGGGAACTGCGTCTGCGTGGAGCGCCAGACGTTCGCCGTGAGCAGCATGCGCTTGTAGTCTGCCGGGAGGTCGAAGGCGGTCTTGATACCGTCGCCGGTCATGACCGCCATCACCTTCAGCACTGTCCACTCGCGGGTGTCGTACGAGATGCGCTGCGCCATCTCGTTGGCGAGCGAAAGCATCTCCTGCATCGTGCGGTTGCCGGTGATACTGGTAAATACGGAAGTCGGCGGGATCAGAACGCCGACTGCCGCGCAGACATCCTTCGTCACCGACAGTAACGTCATCAGGTCACCTTGGATTGTGCCTCCGTCGCCATCCGCACGAGCGTCTTGCGATTGAGCGAACCGTGGGGTGCGCGTCCGGTATTGGTCGCAATGAAGTCACGCAGCATATCGAGCGTCATGTTCTCGAAAGGATCGCCACCTTCGCTCTGCCGCACTTTGGCATCCTCTTCGAGGATGGCATTGCGGGCCTTGAGCGCTTCGACCTCGGCGAGTAGCGCCGCATTCGGAGCGCCCTGTCGGCTCTCGGCGATGAACTCCTGCGCCTTGTTTTTTAGGTCGCGACCTCCCTGACCAAGGTTCTTCAGTTCCTGCCCATCGACAGATGCCAGCGCCTCCACAGTGTAGATGTTGAGGGCGCGAAGTTCGGCCCGACGGGCCTCGGTGAGAAAGGGCACATGCTGGAGCGGCGTGCCGCTCTTGGTCTGTGCGGTGTGCGACTTAAATTGCTGATACTGGCGCGAAAACCGTTCGGCATAGGTGACGCGGGTCTGCTCGCCAGTCGTCGGGTCGTTCATCCAGTGCGAGAATGCCGTCGCCGGAAATACCGACACGCTGCGCGAGCCGGGAAAACGGATTTCAACGATCTCCATGTCGTCGTAGATCGGTCGGCCTTCCTTCGCCGACCTGTCCTCGTTCTTGATCGCGTGATGCTTGAACAGTGCGACTACTGCTTCATCGGGATCTTTTGGCATTTTCAATTCTCCGTCTGAGGGAATGGGGCTGGAGCCGTCATCGGGGGTTAGGGACACCTGTTTTCGGGACTGGTGACGATGACGGCTCCAGTTTTTTCGGAGTGACCTCCGAAGCTAGGTGGCCGGGTTGCTGTCGTAGAAGCGCCAGTTGAAGAGCGGGTTGACCTGCGTCAACTCACCCATCCAGCCAATGAACTGCGCGATGGCGTCCTTATCGATGGGCATCTGGCCCTCGCCGTCGAACAGGTTGTCGAAGTTTCTGTTCGGGTGGTACCGCAGCCGGAAGCTGTCGGTGTTCAGCCCAAAGGTCGTGTTTGCTGGCATGTTGGAGCCAATGCCGCCGTCGAGGACGATCTCGGCCCGCTTGCCGCCACCGATATACTCGACTGAAGAAAAGCCCAGCTTGCCCAGAGAAGTCTCGTTGGTCTGCCGCTGGATGGCGACAGTCGCCGCGTCGTAGGCCGCGTAATGCTCGGGCGACATGATCAGCAGGTCGGCGTAGTCCTTGCCGCGAGACTGCTTGGTCATGATGTAGTTGAGCATCGGGCGGATAGTCGTTGACAGCACCTGCGTGCCGATAGCCGTCGCCATCGTCTGCGCATCGTACGCCTTGGTCTGCCAGATCGCGTTGGTGCGATCGATGCCGCCGTACAATCCGCTGTTGGTGACGATCGGCACCGCAGTCGCGAGGCCGGTGAGTTGCTTGCCGCCATTGGCGGTGCCGTCGGAGTACAGCGCGGCGTCCATGACATCTTCCAGCGAGCGCTCGGCGGCGTCGATGTAGCTGTCGTAGACGTCCATCAACTGGGCCTCGCCCTCGTTGTTCAGGATTTCCTGCATCGAAAGGATGACAGGAACGACGACCATCTTCGGGTCGAAGTAGGCATCGTTGAACAGGTCGATGGCGGGGTTCAGCAACTGGTCGTAGCCGCTGTACCACTGCGCGACTTGCTTGGCGATCTGGAGTGTCTGTCGAATGCGCGGACCCGAATATGTCTGCCAAAGGCCCTTACGCCGCATGACGGCGAGCAGAGCGTTGTTCGCCGACACGAGATCTTGGTATCCGCTCGAACGATCTTCGAGCGCCATCGAAAGTATCTGCTGATAAGCAGCATTAGCGTTGATGTTCGGCATCTGCCGTCCTCAGAATTTAGACGCTGCCATTCACCCGCTTTATTGCGTTTGAAATGGCTTCGCGTCGGCCAATCGGTTTATCGCTTTTCCGCCGCTGCCCTTCTGAGGGGCCAGCATCTGGAGCGCCGGAAATCGACTTGTCTGATCGGGTCTGAGCCGGTGTGCCGTTGCGGGTCTGAGCCGCTCGTCCTGAAGCGGGGCGGAGCCTTTCGGCTCTCAGGTACGCGGTCTCGAGGTCGAAACCGAATTTAAGTTCCTGTTCTATCAGGTCGCCCAATTCGTCAAACCTCGGATGCGTGTCAGCGAACTGATCCACGGCTGACCGTGTTTGACCGAATACTTTCTCAGTCTGCATTGCTTGGACGTTTTGCGCAAGAGACTGCACGATCTGGTGCAGTTGGCCGATCTGATGCGTCTGCGCCTGTTGCGCGTTGCCCTGCTGGATGAGCCGGTGCTGATCGGGGTTCTGCTGGAGAATATGATAGGCGACGTCGCGCAGCGTCAGCTTGTGCCCCTCGTTCGTCCGCAGGTTCAGGTTGCTGATGATGACGTCGAGACCGCCGACGACATCCTGCCGCAGCTTCTGCTCCATGCCGACGTAGTTCGTGAGCGCCCGCGCCAGCGTCGTGCCATGCTGGCTCGCCATCTGGTGGAAATGGCGTATGGTGTTCATCTCCTCATGGTCGCCACGGTACTGCCGGTATGCGCCATCGAACTCCTTCGCCATTCGATAGACCTCGCCGCGCACTCCTTCTGGTGCCGACGCCCACTCCTGCTTACCGCGCTCGGAAAATCGCGGTGGCGGCTCTCTATAAGGCGCATTTTCGGGAAGCGGCGCGGATGGTTTACCGGCGTCTGGCGCCTGACGCGCTGATTGACGCCCCGCCTCCGCCTGATCCGGCGCCTTCGCAAAGCGGCCACCCTCCCGATACCGCTCCGGCTTCTTCGCCTCCGGCTTCTCGCCCTTTTCCTTCTCCATAGTCTCGGGCGGGTTGTTGTCGCCCATGCCGCGCTTGACCACTTTCTTATGCTCGGGCTGCTCCTCGACGTTGGCCCGCTCGAAAGCCTTCTGGATGGCCTCACGGCGACTGGGCGGACGTCCCTTGCCGCCCTCCAGATCTCCGACCGGCGCGTCCGGCGCCTGTGGCCCAACCGGCTTGGGTGCGCTGGCCGGGTTCTGGTCGATCACCACCTCGCCGGTGGACGGTGCCGGTGCTGACGGTGCTGACGCCGGTGCTGGAGGCGCAATGTTGGTGTCGGACATTTGAAACTCCCTGCCGGTCTGAGCGGCTGTTGATCTAGATCAATTCCCGTTTCGTACTCTGCGGATCGCCTTCCTGATCGTGTCGCGTCGCTTGTCGGCGCGGTAGAAGTCCCGCGCCACCGACTGGCTGATGCCAGCCTTGGCGGCGAACCCGGCGTCATGCGCCGCAATCCGCATGAACTTCTTCTGTCTAGGCGAGGTGCTTGGCACGATGCCCTGCCTTGTAGCGCTCGAGCGCCTTCTTCAGCGTTGCTCGTCTGGCCTCTTTTTCTTTCCGGCCCGCCGTCGCGCGTTCTTTGGGCCTGAACTTCTCAGTTCCGACCTCGATGAGGCCGTGCGCTCTGCCGACGGCGCGGAAGGTGGCCTTTGAAGTGTAAAACCGCCCATCCACCTGCTCAGTC